CGACCGCATCCGGGCCGGACTCGCACCCCGAGGACCGTGGAGAATCGCCCGGGGGAGGGTGGGTCGCGTGAAAACATAGATCCAACGCTTGACACCGGCGCCACGATTGTCGATGATGCACCCATGAGCACGAACACGACGACTCTCCCCCTCCTCCCTGTCTCCGTCACATGGAACGGCGATGAGCTGGTCTATACCGACGCCGCAGGCGTCGTCCTGCGCCGGTCGAAGCACCGCTATAGCTACGTCATCGTTAGCGTGTCGAAACCGGCCCGCTTCTCGAACTCCCTTCGGGCCGTGGCCGTGGACGAGAGCCTGCACGACGTCGATGGCGCCCACGTCCTGCGGGCGCACGAACGTGCCTGCGCGGCGGCCTGGGACGCCTGCCATGGCGACGACTACGCGCCCGGGGAGACGTGGCACGAGGTCTTCACCGAGGTGATGCCGCGCTTCCTGGCGCAGGAGGCGCAGCTGTGACCGCCCCCCTCTTCGGTGTTTACTCCCAGCACGGCGACCACCTCGGCGGCCTGACCGCCGACCACGCCGAAGCCATGCGATGGGCGCAGCAGCGCGCGGACCGCACCGGCCGCGAGGTCTGCGTCGGCCGCGAGGACGGGACCGGAGACGTCGACTGGGTCGAGCCCACCCCGCACTGCGAATCCGGGGCGTGGTCCCAGGTCCGATGCGACGGCCCGCGCGAGACACGGGTGCGGTGGGTCCCACCGAGCGACCGAGGGACCGCGCGAGCGGCCGGGGCGTGGGCCGGCCTGAGCATCGACCTGCACGTCTGCGCCGCCTGCGCCGACGAGATGATCGAGACCGACGCCGAGTGGACGAGGTGCCTGGAGGTGACCCGATGACCGAGCAACAGACAGTGACGTGCCGCTCCGTGTGCGAGCGGCTGGTGGCGCACTACCCACAGACCGCATGGTATGTCGATGGCGGTGACATCATCGACTCGGCCCGACTCGCCCTCGGGCAGCCGGACGGCGACGATGAACTGCGCGCCGACATCAAGTCGCTCACGCAGCAACTCGACGCGGCGAACAAGCGGGCTGCTGAGATGGCAGCGAGTTCGGATGAGTGGTTCGCGAAGTGCGAGGAAGCGAACAAGCGCGCGGACGCGAAGGATGCGCGCCTCGAAGAGTCCAAGCGCCTCGCCGCCGAGTGGCAGAAGCGCGCGGAGGAGGCGGAGGCGACCGTCGCGCAGCAGAACGCGCTGCTGGCGAAGGCGAGCACGAAGGACGTGACCATCGAACTCGGGAAGGCGTTGCAGCGCGCGGAGGAAGCGGAGCTTCGCTGTGCCGACTGGCTTCTCGACCGCCTCGTCGCGGCACTAGCCGGGCAGCGTGACGGCTGCGACGAGGAACTTTCGCGAGTGCGGTTCCTTGAAAGGAGCGCGGTATGAGCAACCTCACTGCTGCGTTGCTGTCCTTGGCGGCTCTCGGAGCGTCAAATGCGGACGGATTCGGCTGCCGCACGGTAGTCGACGTGCCGGTGGGCTGGCGCCCGGGCGAGAAGCGCGGGCCTGCGCCGGATCTGCGCGAGGAGATCCAGCGCTACTTCCGCGGCGAATGGAAGCATCGGATCACCGGCCAGCACCGCATCGTGTTCCGCTGCATCACCGACGAAGGGAAGGTCCTGATGTGCCAGTGCGGCAACCGGGCGCACGCGAAGTGGGTGCCGCTGCGGAAGGCGCTGGCGTGGCTGCGGAACGCCGAGGAGGTGAAGTCGTGACCAAGCGCAAGCCGAAGGTCAAGCCGGTGCGGGCGTGGGCTGTGGTGGATGGCAACGGGAACTTGTTTCCAAAGCTCATCTACTGCACTCGCATGGATGCGCGATGCGCCTCCTGGGATTGGGCGTCGAAGGTCCAGATCATCCCCGTCGAGATCCGCCCCGTGCGGAGGAAGGTGCGCCGTGGCTAGATACAGCGAGGAAGGCATCCGCATCGGGTTCTACCGTAACGACGACGAGGAAAACGAGATTGCGCACATGGCGGCGCACGTCGTTCCTCGCGTCGGTGAAGAGGTTGGGGTGTTCACCGCCGCGGCGATTGATCGGAAGGACGCACGGGAGAAGTTCTGCGCCGACGCTCTCTCTCACTGGAAGTCTGTGGACGGAACACAATGGATCGTTCGTCGCGTGCAGTGGATCGTCGGCATCGACTACGAGGGCCGATCGCGCGAACCGTCCGTGTGCGTGATGGTTGAGGAGGTGCGCCGTGGCTGACCACATCGACGACCTCCTGACCCGTCTCGGCGCGTGCAGCGATGCCGTTGCTTGGGCGAGGACGCAGCCCGACGCCGAGACCGCATGGGACACCTGCGATCGCGGTGACTGGATGCTGTGGCTGGCTGGGCGATTGGCAGGTGAGCCGGGAAGCGATGCCCGTCGCCCTCTGGTGCTCGCGGCGTGCGAATGCGCTCGGTTGGCGTTGCCGTATGTCAAGGAGGGCGAGTTGCGCCCGATGCGTGCGATCGAAGCTGCCGAGGATTGGGCGCGTGGCGGGGCGACGACGTTGGCGCAGGTGCGTTCCGCCGCCGAGGCCGACTACGCCGCCTACACCGTCGCCGCCTACGCCGCCGCCTCCGCCGCCTCCGCCGCCTACGTCGCCGCCGCCGCTGCCGCCGACGCCGCCTACGCCGCCTACGTCGCCGCCGCCGCTGCCGCTAGATCATCGACCCTCAACGCCTGCGCCGACATCGTGCGCAAGCACTACCCGCACCCTCCCACGGAGAACGCCAATGGCTGACCAACCAATCGACCTCGACCGGCTCCAGGCGCTGCACGAGGCGGCGACGCCGGGGCTGTGGGAGTTTGATGAGGGGATCGGTCTCGGATACGTCCACGGCGGCGGAACCATCGGTGAGATCAACTACGTCGCCGAGGGGCGGCTCATCGTCGCCATGCGCAACGCCCTCCCCGCGCTGATCGCCGAGGTGCGGGAGCTGCGGGAGGAGCGCGGCCGGACGGAGGCGGCGCTGCGGGAGATGTGTGCGAAGTTGCTTGAAGGCGAGCAAGTCGAGCTGCCATCCGGTGCCAAGAACCCATGCAACATCTTCTCGACCCTGATGCGGTTGCACAGCCTCTGGCGCGAGCCGAAGGAGACGCCATGAGACACAACCCGATGGACAGTCTGCCAAAGTGCCGAGTCGCGTTGCAGGATGTGCTTCAAGAGCTTGATGCCATCAAGACGCTGTGGCTTTCCTACCGGCAGGCATTGCACGACGAAGCCGCGATCGCGGGAATCACCATGCCGAGGGATGACGACCCCCCGACGATCGTGCGCATCGATACCGAGCGCAAGCTGTGCATCCTTCTCGGCGATGCTGATGGAAAGGGAAACGTCAACGCGGCGCGATACGCCGCACTTCTGCCGAAGGAGACGCCATGACCGACACCATCAAGGCCCTCGCGGACGCGGCGCGGCTGCTCGTTGCCGCGTGCGTGGCGAAGGACAGCAAGTGGGAATCGACAAACCCGAAATGGGTAAGCGTCCTTGTCGCTGACGACGACGCCAGATTCCGCGCCGCGAAGGAACTGCACATCGCCCTCGCAGCCTACGACGCCGCCCAGGCGCAGCCCGCGCCGACCGAAGCGGAGATCGAGTCGGCGGTGGTGGAGTTCGGAAGTGCGAAGTTCTGGCAGGGCGAGGCCATGTGGAGCCCTACCGACATCACCGAGGATGGCGAGCTTCTGGATAGGAGGAGTCTGGAGGCCAAGGCCAACCTCCTCTTCCTCATCGCGCGGCTGCGCGGAGGTGCACGATGAGGCGCGACGTTCAGCTCGCCATCGAACACGCGACGACGCGGTGCAACTGCGGCCTCGGTCCAGTCGAGTGCGCACACTGCCGAGAGGCGATCCTGCGGTCGGAGGTGCTGCGCCTTACCGAACTGCTCGCGGATGAGTCGCGCGGAGGTGCCGCAGCCGTAGCGCCGAGCGACGCGGAGATCGAAAACCAGCGGATCCGCATGGTCGCGCAGTTCCGCGCCGTCAAGGTGCTCGCCGCACTCGGCGAAGACTGCCACTCGCTCGCCAGCGAGTGCGAGAAGGGGGAAGTGATGGTCGCGGAGACGTTCGCCCTCATCGCCCGCCTGCGCGGAGGTGCCAGATGAACCGCTTCTGGGTGTCGTGGTATGCCACCAAGGAGAACGGTCCGTTCACGCTGAACACCCCTTGGTGGATCTCTGGCGAGCGGTGCTCCGACGGAGCGGCAACGGTCTGCGCAGCGGTGATGGCCGAGAGTGCTGCCGATGCGCAAAGCACCATTGTGAAGGCACACGATTCGATTCTTGAGGGTATCGAGTGGCGCTTCGTCAACGATAAGCCGGAGGACTGGGATCCGTTCTGCGACCGGTTCCCCCGTGCGAAGTGGATGACGTGGCCGAAGAGCAAGAAGCGCGGAGGCGCCTCGTGATCATCGCCGTGACCGGTGGCCGATCCTACTCCGACCAAGCCAAGGTCGACGCCGTACTGGACGCCATCTGGGATCAGTGCAACTGCAAGCTCACCGTCGTCCACGGCGGTGCGCCCGGTGCCGACGCCTGCGCCAACGCCTGGGTGATGGCCAAGCGAGCCCATGGCGCCAACGTCCGCAAGGTGGTCCACTACGCCGAGTGGGGGAAATTCGGGAAGGCCGCGGGGCCGATCCGCAACAGCGAGATGTTGATGGCGCACAAGATCGACCTCCTCGTCGCGTTCCCAGGCGGGGATGGTACTGCCGACTGCGTCCGCAAGGCTAGATCCCGCAATATCCCAGTCCGAGCCATCGAACCATGACCGCCATCGTCCTCTCCATCCTCCTCGTCCCCATTTCCCTGATCGCCATGCGGTACCGCGCCCGCTGCAACGAACTGCAGCGCGCGGCTGTCGCCGATGCAGTCCACCGCGCCGACTACGCGAACCGCCGCGACCGCGAGGTCGCGCAACTACAGCGCACGATCGCGACCCTCGTCCGCGAGCGCGACGACGTGATCGCGCGATCGGTCGGCAACGAGGTGATGCGATCCCGCGGCAAGGCAGGTCAGCAGTGACGATGGCGGCAGGTGCCTGCGTGACGGTACGCGACCGCATCCTGGCGCTCGGGTTCAAGTACCCGAACAAGAGGGTGGCGTGGCGACTCGGGAACACCGTTCGCGACGCCTGGGTGGAACGCTACGGGCATCTCCCAGAGAAGATGCTGCTGGTCAAGACCAGCGGCACCGGGTCGCATTGCTTCGCGACCTACCCGATGTTCTTCGTCCCAACGATCGACCGATGCGTCCGCGCCGAACTGGGGGAGCCCAGAGGGATTCTGCCGTTTGCCCGTGGCGGCGGCGGGGAGGATCCCAATGGGGACTGAATGCAACGGCCCTGGAAAGGTCTCAGCGGTCATCATGGCAGCGATGATTGCGGCGTGCTCGGGCGGCCCACAGCCGGGAATCAATCCACCGCATCCGTTCCCCGCGGCGATCGAGCGAACGGACCTGCGGGGGATGCTCTCCACCCCCAGCCTGCAGGGCGTCGCTGCGGTACTCGGGCTCGCGCAGTCGAGCGCGGGAACCGTCCGCCTGATCACTGGGCCGACGGCCTGCCAGAGTCGCGGAGGGACGCTCCCGTACCCGGTGCTTCCCGCCCAGGTCCCGACGGTCGGCCGCGAGATCCAGGTCACATGGGCAACGCGGGCCTGCCCGATCCCACCGCCGCCCAGCGCGGCCTGCTGGATCGTCGCGTCCTTCCGTCCCATCCACCCCGTCTCGTTCGCCGCGTTCGGGACGCCCGGTTGCTGGCTTCTGGTGGAGCTCGACAGCGTCGTCGCAGTGCAGACCACGCGCGATCCTGGTGGGATCGTCTGGCGCGACGGCGGGCACGTCTTGTTCCGATGGACCCCGACGCCAGCTGACGTCGGGACCGAACTGCGGATGCAACTCGTCGTTGCGGCGCCGGGTGAGAACGAGGCTGGCTGGCTGATCTCTCCGGCCGTCGAGATCGTCGTCGGGTCCGCGCCGTGAACGCCCCCATCACCCACACCACCAACGACGCGGCGACGCTGCGGTGCTCGCGGTGCGGCGAGGACAAGGCGCCGGACGAGTTCCCCGCGAAGGCTCGGAACCAGGGCAAGCACCACAACGCGGACGGGTCGGTGCGAACGTGGTCGAGCCGATGCACCAGGGGCCGGTCCTACGTCTGCCGCGAGTGCCGGCGCGACATCTACCAGGAGCAGCGGTACGCACTGGCCGAAGTCGTCCGCCTGCGCGTCGTCGTCGCCCGCCTCGAAGCCGAGGTGGCCGAGTTGCGCACACGATGCAGCGCGCAGCGCAACCTGCGCCCGTAGTGCCGAGGTCCCCAATTGGATAGACTCTCGGTCCATGACGACCGAGATCCGGTTGCGGAACCAGTCCCAGCAGCTTTACACCCGCGCACTGTCGGCCGCATGGCGCAACCGGGTCCAGGTCTACGAGCCGAGCCTGTGGCTGCTGCGCGACCCCGAGGCTGAAGAGAAGATGTTGCGCGACGCCGACATCGCGCACGCGGTCGGGTTTCGCCGGCACCTCATCGCCGGCAAGCAGTGGCAGATCCTGCCGGGGTTCGCCGAGTCGCAGGCGTCCGAGGTCGCGGTCGCGGTCGCGACGGACCTCATCCGGCAGATCGAGGGGTTCAGCACCGCGCGCATGAACCTCGCCCGGGCGTTCTTCAGCGGGGCACGGTTCGCCCGGATCCATGGCACGGTCCGCCGGATGACGATCGGGGACGGCCGGCCGCGGTGGTGGTGGGTGCCGGTGCGGCTCGAAGACCAGGACAAGCGGATGTTCCGCATCCGCCCGTCCGGCGCCCAAGGAGGCACCAACGACCCGCTGCGTGCGCAGTGGCAGCAGTGGCACCTCGTCAAGTCCGACTGGGTCGACATGAACGACGAGGACGCTGCGCACACCATCCGGCACATCTACGGGGACGACCAAGCGAGTCTCGGCTACGGGCGGGCCCTGCGTGAAGCCCTGGGATGGATCTGGTACGCGAAGGAGCACGTCTTCGGGGAATCGCTCAAGGCCGTCGAACGCTTCGCCCAGGGCATCCTGCGCGCGAAGGTGGACGGCGCCCGCGACGCCGAGACCGGCCTACCGAACGAGGAACTGATCACGGCGTGGCAGGACGTCTTGGAGAACCTGCGCAGCCGCCACGTCCTCGTCCACGACTCGGCCGACGAAATCGAGATGGTCACGATGAACTCCGCGGGGTGGGAACTGCTCAAGACCCAGCGCGACGAATTGCGCCAGCTCGCCCTGACGTTGATCCTCGGCAGCAACCTGACAACCGGGGCGGACGCGGGCGGAAGCTACGCCCTGGCGAAGGTCCAAGAGAACAGCACCGAGGCCCTCATCCAGTTCGACCGCGAGACCTTGGAAGAGACGCTCACCAAGGACCTGATCGGCTGCATCTGGCGGAACAACATCCCCAACCTAGTCGAATTGGGGATCGCCAGCGAGAAGCCCCGGTTCAGCATCACGCAGGAGAAGATCCAAGACCCGCTGCAGCGCGCACAGGTCGCGCAGGTACTTCACTCGATGGGCGTCGACGTCGTGCTCGGCGACATCTACGAGCAGACCGGGTTCCGGGCGCCGAAGCCCGGCGAGTCGGTCCTGGCGGGCCAGCAGGCAGTGCAACCGGCCCCAGGCTTCGCAGGATCGGGGGTCGGCGGTCCGGCGGGGTTCCTGTGAACCTCGACGTCTCGCGGTTCCTGGAGTCCATGGACGAGCGACAGGCGCGGTTCTACGTCGACGCCCTGGACCGGCTCGCGGCGGCCGTGGCCGGCGGGGACCGCGACGAGATCGCGGCGGCGCGTGCCCGGCTGGTCCGGGTCGTCCAGGACACGATGGGCGTCGCCGAGGTGATGGGCGCGGCCCTGATGCTGCGCGAGGCGGCCGGGTCCTACGTCGAGGACGCCAAGGATGCCGGCGTCCACATGCGCCGATCGACGCACGACGACCTCGTGCTGTTCCGCGACTCTGGCGTGATCCCGACCCTGGCGAACGTGACCTTCGAGCAGGCACTGCAGGATCTGCTCGACCGGACCCCAGTGTTCCTGCGCGACGCAGCCGAACGCACGGCGCAGAACATCGCCCGCCTCTACTCCCAGGGGCACGTCATCGCCTTCGCCCGGTCGGCCGAGTTGGCGGTCACCCAGAAGGTCCAGCAGGTCATCGCCACCGCGATCAAGACGGGCGTGCCCGAGATCGCGGCCGGCAATCGCATCGTGGCGGCCGTCGAGAAGGTGCGAACCGAGACCGAGCCTTGGACGCGGGCCTACGCGCGCATGGCGTTCCGGACGAACATCAACACCGCGGCGACGGCGGGCCGGTTCCGGCAAGCTCTCGACCCGGACGTGGCCCGCGTGGTGCCTGCGTTCCGGTTCGACGCGGTCGGGGACTCCGACACCCGCCCGAACCACAAGGCCGCGGACGGCCGCATCTGGACGACCCGCAACCCGGTCTGGCAGATGCTCGCCCCGCCGCTCGGCTACAACTGCAGGTGCAACGCGAGTCTCGTGACGCTGCCGATGCTACGCCGGATGGGCCGCGTCAGCCGGGCTGGTACGGTGCTCGAAGATTCAGTCCCGCCCGGGGCGCACCCGGACCCGGGATTCCGGCACGGGCCTCGGCCCGATCTGGGGGTTTGACCATGACCGAGACGACATGGAGCGAAGACATGCGGGAGCGGCTGGCGCGGGTCGTCCGGCTGCGCGGCGCCGACCGGGTCGCCGACGAAATCCCAGCCGATCGGTCGACCGTGTTCCGCATCGTCAGCGGCGAGATCCGCCGGCCGACGCACGCGGTCGCAGCCGGGATCGAGCGGGTGGTCGAGGCCCGCGAACAGCGGGAGGCCGAGTGGGGTCGCGGGCGGGACCGACCCTGACGGCAGACGATGGCTTGGTACTGGCAGTCGAAGACCCCTGAATCGAAACCGGATTCGGGAAATCCGGATTCCCGAGTGCGATGCCGTCGCACATGCGACCCGCGCCGACCCGGCCCGCAGTAGGGTCCGCCCGTCATGTCGACGACCACTGCTGCCGGCGGGTACGCCGCGACGATCGGCCCCGATGGGGTGATGACCGTCCGGGACGTCCCGATCTTCGTCGAGTGCGAGCGCAACGGGACCGTCTACGACGCCGCATGGATCGACGCCGTCGTCGCAAAGGCGAAGCAGGCCGAACGCGAAGGGTACCTCCCCCCTCTCCACATCCGGCACCACGACGCCGACCCCGAGGCCCAGGCCCAGGTCCGCGCCAGCGGGTTCTTCCGCGTCACCGGCACGCGCGTCGTGACCTTCAAGGGGGAGCGCAAGCTGGCGGTGCTTGCGGATCTCGTCGTGACCGACCACGCGACGCAGCAGGAGATCCTGTCGAAGCGGCTCCCGTACCGCAGTGTCGAACTGCTGAACGGCGACCAGCCGACCATCCTCTCGCTCGCCCTCCTCGACCACGAGGCACCGTTCCTGCAGCTGCCGATGTTGATGGTCGCCCAGGTCCAGCGGGACCCAAATGGGGTCGCAGATGCGACTCTCCAGGTGACCACCGGAGCTACGGTCGCGGCCTCATTCAGGCACGGGACCCGTGCCGCACTCCTGTTCCGAGCCGAGGACCAGCACATGGCCGACGAGAAGAAGACCGACGAGAAGAAGACCGAGAAGATGGCCGACGGGGCCGCTCTCGACGTCGCCGCGATCGTGAAGGCGATCTCGGAGGGCAGCATCAGCGTCGCGGACATGGACAAGATCCTGGCCGCGATCAAGGACGCGGAGGGCAAGAAGACCTCCGAGCCGGACGGCGACGAGGGCAAGGGCGCCGCGGCTCCGGTACCCAGTGTGCCCGGGACCTCGATGAAGGCCGACTCGGACCTCGCGGTCCAGTTCGGGGCGCTCAAGGGCGAGCTCGAAGCGACCCGCGCCGCGGTCCAGAAGCTCCAGACCGAGAAGGCCAGCGCGACGTTCATCGCCGCGTCGATGCGCCGCCTCGAAGGCCGCGTGATCGGCGCCGACTTCGAGCAGGAGTTGACCCGGTTCTACGCGCAGCACGGCGAGACCGCCGCAAAGGCGATGGTCGATCAGGCCGCGAAGATGGCGCCGCAGGCCACGGGTGTCGACGCCCGCGCGCAGGCGTTCGCCGACCAGTCCAAGGGCCTCGTCGGGTTCTCCGAAGAGGTCCTGAAGTTCCAGTCGCAGGGACCGGACGCCCTGGCGAAGGCCGCGAAGTTCTCGGCCAACTGGAAGGAACTCCACTCGCGCGGGTTCACGCGCATGACCGAGGCCGCCTACCTCGCGGCGAACATGAGCAAGGGAGGCAACTGAGCCATGACTGCACTCGCGAAGGACACCTACCTGAAGTGGAAGCCGCACGGTGGTAAGCGGTCCTACGTCGTCAAGAACGGCGTCACGCTCTATGCCGGCGCGTTGGTGGGCACCGACGCGAACGGCTACCTGGACAAGTGGCTGGACACCGCTGGCCTCAGGTTCGAGGGCGTGCTGACGCAGGGCGCGGTCGGCGACACCAGCGCAAGCCCGAAGGTCGAGGGCATCGTTGACATCAGCGGCCCCACGCTGCTCGCCCAGGCCGTCGCCGGGGCGACGACCATCGCCGCGGTGAACGCCCCGGTCTACGGGGCCAGCGACAACGTCGCCGACTTGACGCTGACCCAGACCACCAACGTCGGGCCGATCGGCCGCGTCGTGCGGTGGATCTCCAGCGGGGTCTGTGACGTTGCCCTGTACACCCCGGCCGAGGCGCAGGGCGTTGCGGCGACGGTCCAGGCGACCGGCAACGTCTACTGCCTCACGGTCCCGATGACGCTGTCGACGTTGGCGGCCGACGTGCAGACGTCGATCGTCATCCCGCACGCCTTCAAGATCCTGCAGTTCGACGCGCAGGTCACGTCTGTGGTGACGACCGGGTCGAAGGCTGCCACGCTGAACATCGAGATCGGGACGACCAACCTGACCGGAGGGACGATCGCGCTGACCTCGGCGAACTGCACCCCGCTCGGCAACCGGATCGCCGGTTCCGCGATCACGGGAGCGAACACGGGCGCCGCTGGTGCCGACATCTCGATCGAGGCGTCGTCGATCACCGCATTCGTCGAGGGCGCGGTCCTCGGCCTGATCTGGATCCAGAACCTCGACTCCTGAGCCACTGACATGACCAACATCATCGCCAGCAACGTCCTCGCCAACGGTCTCCGGACCGAGATGGCGGACACGTACAACGGGCTCCGCGCCCGCATGGCCGACGGCAGGCTTGGGCTCGTCGTCGAAGGATTGACCGCGACGAACCGGCAGCACGAGTTCGCGTACTTCGAGGCGGCGCCCCACATGGACCACTGGCAGCGTGGCAACACGGTGCCTGCCGACGAGATGGGCAGCGTTACCTGGAAGGCCTACGTCTACGAGTGGGCCCGCCGGATCAAGTGGTCGAAGTTCGACCGCAAGGACGATCAGACCCAGTCGCTGTTCGACGCCGCGCGCATGGTTGGCCAGTCGGCCGCGCTCCTGCCGGAGCGGTTCATGTTCGACGTGATCAACGGCACGGCCCTCACGCTGCCCGTGATCCCGAAGGCGCCGGACGGCCGCGACCTCTACGACACGGTCGGCGCGGACGGCAGCACGGCCCGCTTCGGCGTGACGAGCGGCAACCTGCTGACCGGCAACGGGGTCGCAACGATCTCGGCGATCCTCAAGGACTACTACGCCGCCGTGCAGCAGTTCCTTCGGTTCCAGGATGGCAAGGGGCAGCCGCTGCTCATCCCCGAGCAGGTCGCGGCCGGCACGATCATCATCCACTCGGCCGAGGACCTGCAGGCGTTCGAGCAGGCGTTCGCGATGCAGCGCCAGGGCGTCGGCATCAAGAGCGACGGCACGATGGGCGTCGTGACGACCTCCAACGTGGTCGGAGCTGTCCAGGTCAGCAACGTCGTGCAGGACGCGAGTCGCAACGTGCAGCTCTGGTCCTCGCCGCGTCTCGCGACCGGCGACTGGTACATCTTCCTGCGAACGCCGCCGAAGAAGCCGTTCTTCACCCTCGACCGCGAAGGCCTGCAGGAGTTCCAGGCGCTCGAAGGCGACAACAACAGCGACCACACCCGCAACACGGGCGAGGAGTACGTGCAGTGGGAACTGCGCCAGGGCATCGGCGTGGCACTCCCGTACGGGACGATCAAGATCAACAACTGACCGTCTGCGCAGCCGCCTGACTGTCACCGCCCGGGGCCGCTGCTCCTCGCAGGAGTGGTGGCCCCGTTCGATTCCCAGAGGACCCGATGACCAAGATCACGAACCTCGACGCGACGGTCGCAACGGACCCAGGCAACGGCCCTGCCGCACTGATCGCTTCGTTCAACCGCCCGGCGGACGGCAACGCGTACGCGCTCCTCGATGCGTTCAGCGACAGCACGTCGACCGCTGCCGCGATCTGCTTCGCTGGCGCAGGCCGGCGCGGCCTGATCCACTGCGCGCAACTCGTCTACGCCGAGACGGACACCGTCGACTTCGACCTGCTCGTGTTCGACTCGGAGCCGACGAACCAGACCGACAACGCCGCGCTGTCGTTCGCCGCCGCCGACGCCGCGAAGCTGGTGGGCGTCTACAGGTTCACCACCGGAGCGAAGATCAACGTCGGCACGAACATGGAGGTCTACCGGGCGATCGACATCCCGACCGCGAGCCCGGCGGCGCCGTTCGCTTACACGAGCGCCGACGGGAACCTCTACGGCCTGCTCGTCGTGCGGACCGTCTACACCCCATCATCCGGGGTGAAGATGCTCGTCCGCCTATCCGTCGACCGGGCCTGATCTGGCCCAAGATCCGGCCGGATCCTGCCCGAATCGTCTGTAACTACACCAACCACAACCACACCAACAACCGAACGCAACGCACATGGAAACCGACCCCAGCATCCCCGGCACCGAACCGGCGGCCCCCTCGAAGCGCAGCGTCGTCATGCCCGCCGTCCCCGGCGCAAAGAAGCCGCCCCAGGCCAGCGCAGCAGCCGTGGCCTCGGGCACCGCGACGATCGCGCCGCGGTCCGCAACCCGCACGACCCTCCCCGAGAAGCGCACCGTCATCTCGGGCACCGCGCTGTCGCCAGACCTGTCCGCGTCGTCGCCGGTCGCGACCCGGTCCTACTGGTACTGGATCGGCGTCACGGCGGACTGCCCCAGCGAGCACCTCGACTACGCGGGCATCCACTTCCCGAAGATCGTCGAGCGGGTGATCCGCGGCCCCAATGGGGACACGGTGCGCGTTCCGGAGTTGGGTTCCCTGGTGAAGTTGAGCGAGGCCCAGGTGCGCAAGGTCGCGGACCGACTGGCGCACTCGGTGATTCGGTTCCGCAGCGAACCCGAGCAGCGGAACGAGCCGGGCACCGGAGAGAACAGCGGCAAGGACCCGCATCGGCGCGGCCGGCGCGGATACCCGATCCGCATCCCGACCGCGGCCGAGGTCGAAGCGGTCGAGAAGGCGGGACTGCCGAGCAACCGATACGATGCGAGCCCGAACGACGAGCCCGCAGCTCGCTACGTCTACTGCCTGCTCTGCACCGACCAGGACAACCCGACGCGAGGTCGGGCGTACGACTCCCTCGAAGCCACGGGCCTGGAGTGGCCCGGCGAACTCTGACCCACTGAGGCCCCATGTCCGGCACCCCATCCGAAGCTGAGGTTCGCACCCAGTGGCAGGCGATCGTCAACATCCTGGAGAAGGCCAGGAACTACTACGACGGCACCGTGATGGGGGCTGGCGGCCTGTTCGACACGCTGGAGCAGGCATACGAGGGCGAGTACATCCCGGTGGCCCTGCCCGGGACGCTGCGCACGCTGCGGTCGATGATGTCGTCGATGGTCGACGGCAGCCGTGCGTTGGAGATGCTTTCCCCCGTGATGTGGGAGTACGCCCGCATCAGCGGAGTGAACGGGGTCGGCGGGTACGCGAACGTCCAGGACTGCTGGAAGGCGCTCTGGGAGTACTTCGCCGCGAACACCTACACGGTGAAGACTCGCGGCATCACCTACGCCGCCACCGCGACCAGCACGTCGAACACCAGCAACAGCTCGGGCGGGTACGCGATCATCGGCAACGGCACCTGCTCGCGCCTGACCGTCGACCAGGGCGGCTACAACCTGGAGGCCTGCACCGTCGAGTCGAAGCGCATCAGGTGCATCCAGGACAGCCGCAGCGGCGCCCTGGAGAACGCCGAGGTGTTCGAAGTCCTGGGCCGGCCGCAGTCCGCCGACGCCCTGCTGCGCGGGTCGTTCGGGTCCGGCGACATCGCCAGAGCGACGATCAGGAACCGGCACGCCGGGAGCGGCGCTGGCGGCAGCATCCTGCGCAACAGCTCCTTCTCCACATACTCGTCGACCGCGTCGCCGAAGTTCAGCGGGTGGACGGAGACGGCCGGCGGAAGCGCGCTGTCGCAGGACACCACAAACTACTACCGCGAGCACCCGCCGGGCGGCACGTCGACCCGCGCGTCGATGAAGATCACTTGGGGCGGGTCGACCGTGACCGTCTCCCAGACGGTCACCGACATGGCGAACGGGCGCCTGGACCCCGACACCCCGTACTTCCTGCGGGTGATGGTGAACAAGGCGATCGGCAGCGGGAGCGGCGGCAACTTCATCGTGCGGCTCGGCGCCGTGACCGTCACGACCGCGGTGTCGTCGATCTCGGCCAGCAACTGGACCGAGGTCATCGTCCCCCTGACCTCGTCGAGCTGGTTCCGGGTGTTCAACCAGAACTCCTTCACCGTCCAGATCGAGTGGGCATCCGGGTCGTCCGGCTACCTGCTCGTCGACGACGTGATCCTCTGCCCGTTCGACTTGGTCGACGGGACGTACTGGGTCGTCCGCCACAACGCCGCCAGCCCGACGTCGTGGAAGCTCGACGACGTCCTGACCTTCACCGACACCGGAGGCGCCGCGGGCACCGGCAAGATCCAGTGGTGGCTCTGGGTCGCCGGGTTCGGCAGCCTGCCGAGCACCTCTGGGTCACCAACCATCGCCGACCCGTCGTGACGCCATGACCGACGCAGCCGACCTCTGGACCGCGGTCGTCGCAAGCTACAACGCGGACGGCCTGCTGCAGCTGACCAACATCCGCAACCGCGCCGCGACGTCGATCGACACCGCGGTCGGGCAATCGGCTGCGCAGGGCGTGATCGACGTCTGGCCGGTCTACGCGCAGTCGGCCTACGACGCAACGAATGCGACGCACGTCGAGGTCGCGAAGCGTGGGGTCATCGCGATGTTGTGGTCGCGCGGCGGCACGGCGTCGCAGATCGCGAAGATCGAGTGGGGGGAGGTGTTCGGCGACGAGGGCATGATCAGCAAGGTCCGCCGCACCGGCGCGCGAGGCCGGCGCGGACCAAGCAGCAACAGCGGGGTGCGGCAGAAGACCGAGCGCACGGAGTCCGGCGGCCTCGTGCGCGGGTGGTCAGACGACGACGCCCTGCCGTCGAACTGGCTCCCCACCCGCCGGAGTGCAGACGATGACTGATGCCTGCCGACTACGACAAGGGTGGGAAGATGCGGCGCATCGAGGGTCTCGCGAAGGACCCCACGCCGATGCTCAAGCAGATCGGCGCGATGATGGTCGCCGAGTCGCAGCTCGCGTTCCGTGAGCAGAAGTTCGGCGACACCTCGTGGCCTCCGCGCCGCGTTCCCAACCTGTTCGGCATCCTGTCGGACCTCGCGGCCGGGAAGCAGATCCCCAAGCGCCGGTTCGATGCCCGGCCCGCACTGCGCGACTCCGACGATCTGATGCGCAGGATCGCCGACCGGATGATCGGCACGCACGTCGTCGAGGTCGGTAGCCGGCTTCCGTACGCCGCCCTCATGAACTACGGCGGGGAGTCCGAGTCGGTGAAGCTGACCGACCACGTCCGCAAGGCCCTGTGGCAGTGGCTCAAGACGAAGGGCAAGGCACACAAGAAGGATCTCGGCTGGGTGCTCAACAAGAAGTTCGCCGGCAAGTCACTGAAGTCGAAGATCCCGGCGCGGCCGTTCGTCGGGATCACCCGGCAGACGATCCGGGACGTGCAGGAGGTCATCGGCGTGTCGATCAAGGAGGCGTGAGGTGGTCAGGAGTGACGTCGCGAGAATCGTGCGGGCGCCCGGTCGCCTGATCGTCAACCCGGTGCAGGAGTTCGCCACGGGCCAGTTCCCGTTTGGCGGCGCCGAGATCGGCCGGGCCAACGCCTGCGCGCTGACCCCGATGGGGAAGCCGTACGTGGTCGAGTACGAGTCGACCGGAAACATTGGCGACATCCTGGAGGCGAGCCACCGCTGGCTGTTCACCTGCTTCTTGCGCGGCGCCGACGACGATGCGATGGAGCAGCTGCTCGGCGACTGGACGACGGTCGGTGAGACCCAGCACCGGAGGTTCGAGGTCCCCGGGACGAACTCGCCCGGGGCATCGGCGCTGTCCCGAGCCGTCTGCCTTGCCCTGATCCCTGACGACACGATCCACTCCCCCGGGATCGTGATCTACCGGGCCGTCCCGATCCTGACCGACGGGGTGAAGGTCGCGTTTACCCGATCCGACGAGTTCGGGTGGTCCCTAGCCTTCGAGTGCGTGGCCGACGACACTGGGCGCACCTTGCAGGTCGGCCGAATCGCTGACCTGGACATCCCATGACCAACTGGAACCCGCTCGCTCGCAGGCGTCCGCAAACGCCCCAGGATCGCCCCGGAGTCGATCTGACGCCTGAGGCATACTCCCGGTGGATTCGGGCCTACAGGCCCGATCTACGCTGGTTCCTGGGTCTGCCGGAAGCACAGCAGGAGACCCTGGCCGAGCTCGGCGACGAACACCGCAAGGACACCTGTCTGGCGATCGGGTGGGCGTGCAAGGACCCGGCTGCGGCGGCGGCCGGCGTGGCGGCGGCGGCCGGCGACAAGGACGCCGAGGTGGAACTCGTGCGCCAGCTAACCGCCAGGGTGCTCCGCGACGTAGCGGCGCAGCCAGCGCAGCCAGCCGCGAAGGGCCCCACTGGCCCCCATGGTCCATCACCGATCTCCCACATCCCCAAACCATCCCCAATGGGGCCGACCGGTCGCAGGCCTGGGGAGTTCACCACTGGCAACTTCGCCACGGAGCCGTCAGCGTGAACGCCGTCCAGATGGCCCAGCAGATCAAGCACCTCCTGGAGCAGGCCCGGTGGCCCGCCGGGTCCCAGGACCTCGTGTTCGGGGCGCACGGCGCGGTCGCGGTCGTGGCAGGCAACCCCACGGAGGATCAGATCCCGCGGGCGCTGCCGTTCTGCGTGATCGGCATCGACTCGGGCGAGGTGGACCGGGACGAGCCCGGCCTGATCACGCAGCAGATCACGGTCACCGCTGCAGCGGAGGTTGCCGGCGACACGACCGGCGAGAACGCCGTGATCGGCGGCGCCCTGCTGGACCTTGGCCGGTCCGCCGGCCGCGGGGTGTCGGAGGTCGCGGCGCAGGTGAGGGCGACGATCCAGAACCTGACCGGGGCTGACGGGGCCCGCATCCAGCTGGCGTCCGTCAACACCGGCAGCCCGAAGTCGATGTCCGACACGCTGCGCCAGATCGCTCTGGAGGAGGTGATCGTCCGGGCCGTCTGCACGTCGACCCCGCACTACGCCGAGCCTCAGCGGCTGCGGTGGGCACCGTGGACCCACTGGATCTGGGAGGGCTCGCACTGCGCGGCGCGGTTCGACTTCCTGCAGTACCGGCTTGTTCGCAAGCGCGGTCGCGCTCCGTCCGTCAGTCCGGCGGATGGCACAACGCTCTACACCGGCACCGCGGCGACCTGGGCCGGCGTCCAGGAGTCCGGCTACACCTACACCGTCTTCGCCGACTACAACTCTCGCGGCGGAACCGCCGTCGAAGGGTCTAGTTCGCCCGCGGTCGGGTCGTGGAAGGTGGTCTGATGCGAGGACCCGGCGCCCAGCCAAAGTCCGACGACATGGTGATCCGCATCGGGATGCTCGATCGGACCGCCCATCAGGCCCCTCGCGAGCGCCACGCCGACGCGGTCGCCGAGAAGGCCATGGACCGCAAGCAGAAGGGCATCGCCCAGCGGATCTCGCGCAAGCTGCGGGCGAAGGCGGCGCGCGGCGCGGTCAGTGCGCTGTCGCGCACGTCGGGCATCCCCATCCGCGCCGCATCGAGCCCGATCGTGATTGCGGCTGCGGTCATCGTCGTGGCAGGCATGGTCGCGGCGCGGCTGATGAGCGGACGCTCGTTCGAGGGCATGGGCAACGTCGTCAGGCAGACGTTCTGGGACGACGAACTAACCGCCGAGATGCAGGCCAAGAAGACCACCCGCCAGCTGTTCGTGACGCAGGGGATGGCGATGCAGGCGTACGGGGCTGGCGGGTCGCTGCAGACGCAGGTCCAGAAGTCCTTCGATCAGGTGTACCAAGTCGAACTGCTCGGCGCGAAGGGCGAGCAGCGACTCCGTGCCGACAAGGTCTCGGACGTCAACAACATGCTGGACATGCTCGTCCTGCGGATCGCCGAGGTTGTGAAGTCCTGGTTCCACGGGTCGGAGTTGCGCGCCGCCCTGCAGCCGGTGCGAGACAACTGCGCGATCCGCGCCGTCGTCTGGTTTGGAGGTCTGTTCCCATGACGAACAAGGACGAAGCAGTCATCCGGGTCCGGTTCGACACCACACCCGCAAAGCAGGACCTCGACGACCTCGACAAGGAGTCCAGCAAGACCGCGAAGACGATCCGCAAGGGCATTGCCAAGGTGGTCTCCGCAGGCGTCCGATACACCGGGGCAGGCATCGCATTCGGCGCAGGCATGGAGGCGGTGAAGTCCGGCGCGATGTCCGGCGTCTCCGACGTGTTCGGCGAGGCGTTCGGCGGCTGGGGCGCGCAACTCCAGCAGTGGGTGCTCGGCGACCTCGCGCCGGAGGCCCGCGCATCCGCGGCGGCGCGCGACCAGATGATCGAGGCATACCGGTTCGCGGCTCGCGACAAGATCCCACCGGCAGCGGTCGACTTCTACAACCAGACCAAGGCGTTCATGTTCGAGGGCGAGAAGGGTAGGGCTCGCTTCGAGGCGGACACCCGGTTTTACGGCCCTGGGTTCATGGAGATCATCGAGAAGGTCGGCAAGCGGCTGAAGGAGTCGCTGCTGGAGGCTGCGAAGGCGCTCGGCGAGTACCTGACGAGCCCGTCCAAATGGGGATCTGGAGGACGCTGACCAATGGCGATCACGAACGAGTTCTCCATCACCTACGGGGCGCAGTCGGTCGGCGGCGCGTCGTCGACCTACCTGCTGGACGGGCCCTACACCATCGACCGCAGCGTCGCCCGGCTGCGGCTCGGTTTCGACGTGGTCGTGGTCGCTTCGTCGTTCGAGGAGTTGCAGTCGCTCGCGGCGACCCTGGAGGACAACCTGTCGAAGCGCGACCAGTCGGTGTCGATCGACATCGCTGGCAACGCATGGGACTACACCTTCGGCACCAGCATCCTCAACAGCTCGTGCACGATCACGAAGACCGGCAGCCGGGAGCGCGACCGCGGGTTTTCGCGCGGCTACACCTGCGTGATCGAGGGCGACCTGCCCGCCACCGACCAGGACGGCCTGCGCGAACTCGAAGTCCACGTCGCCACGTCACCGTCCCGCCAGCGCACCGTGACCATGCGCGGCATCTACTCGGCGATGGGAGGCGACTCGGCGAGCACCGTCTACGCCGCCGAGTTCGATGCCCGCGCCGCCGCGATCCTCACCAGCATCGACAGCGGGGCGACGTGGGAACTCGTGCAGGAGGAGTCCAGCCGCGACCGGCTCGACCACCTGACGCAGTTCCAGCGGGCGTACCTGGAGATCCTCCTCGCCCAGGTCTCGGCGACGACCGACGACCCCGCGATCGTCGACCACCGGGTGTCGTTCACGGACTACAGCCAGCACCCTGGCGACAGCCAGCAGGGTGCCCACCGGCTGCGCAAGGTGACCGCGACCTACGACTGCGCGATCGACTCGACGGTCACCAAGGACCTCGCCACGGCATACAACGACAGCGTGATGCCGCACCTGATCGACCTGTTCGTCGCGCACTTCTCCCCGCGCGTCTACGGGATCGACGAGCGCCGCGCGTCGTTCGACAGGTCGGGCAACCGCATCAGCGTCTCGTGCCAGTTCACCTACCAGAAGAACGGCGGCACCGACACCGTCGAGGTGACGCAGAGCACGACGACGCGCGAGACCAGGACCATCGACTACACCCCAGTCCACAATGGGGACGAACTCGGAGCCTACGTCGATCCCGGATTCATGGTGAAGGAACGCATCTACTCCTTGACCTCGATGGTGGTCGGGCACACCGAGCCGACGTCGAAGCTATCGCGCGAACCCGGAAAGACCGGGGTCGCGGCAGGCGGCGGCGCGAAGGCGATCAGCACCAGCGGGTGGAACACGGTGCAGTCGACGGTGCAGGTGACCACGCAGTGGATCGGTGACCCCGACTTCGGCCAGATCCAGGTCAGCATCGTCAGCGAATCGCGCACCGACCGCTACAGCGACATCCCGCTCGGGAGGGCCTGAGCATGTCCGACAAGTCCACCGCGACGCTCGGCGGATACCCGCTCGCAGCCACGTCGCCGATCATCTGGCGCGTGCAGGCCGGGACGAAGCCGTACCAGACGGTTGTGTCGGTCCATGAGTCGCAGTGGTACGGCGGATCCCACCCGATGGAGGACAAGATCGGGGACCCGCTCGATCTGGTCATCCAGGACATCCGCGGGCACACGTTCGTCGCGAAGCGCGTGTTCCCGCTGTTCGTCGTCCCGAGCCCGAAGCCGTCCCTGATCTCGTTCGTCATCAGCGACGAGCGGTGGAAGTGGCCGTACAAGGGCGTGGCGCGCGACTACAACATCCCCAAGAAGACCGGCGACCAGACCGCGTTCGGTCAGGTCCCGACGCAGACGATCGTCGACCAGTACCTCTACCGGCGATCGAGCCTGCAGTCGGACGGGAAGAAGTGGACCGCGCGCAAGGCGCTGGAGGACATCCTCGGGATCATCAAGGACTCCGGCGGATGCCAGGGATGGGTCATCGAGTCGCTTCCTGTTGGGGATGGCGAAGACGGGCAGGTGTCGATCCAGAACGTCGACATCCGCGAGTCCTCGGACCTCGCCCTGGCTCGCATCCTGTCGCTGATCCCCGGCGCCGAGGTCTACATCCGGCCGAAGGACGGCAAGGTCGTGGTCTACGACTCGGCGTGGACGAATGCTGCGCGCGACGTCCTGAAGGAGATGCCGCCGAACACATGGGACGGCGAGAAGCACGAGGAGATCAGCCGATGGATTGTCCGCCCGGGGAAGGTGAACGTCTACTACCAGCGCGAGGTCGAGCTGATGTGTACCTACCAGGACGACTGGAGTGACACCGAGCCGGACCCGGACAGGAACATCCCCTACGTCGAGAACGTGATCCCCACCGTCGACACGACGACCAGCGTGATCGACTATGACCCCGAGCAGGCCGCGTGGGTGCGCAAGGAAGTCCCCGCGGGCACGTACGTCAACATCCGTCAGTGGCTCAAGGCGATGGACGAGCGTCGGCCTGCGTCCTGCGTGGTCCCGTGGACCTGGGACAACTTCAAGTCCCAGTGGCTCGTCGGCGATCTCGACGGAGTCTGGGGCAGCAAGCCGGACGACGACGAGAAGGGCAACGTCGCGGCGAGGATCGCCGCGTTTCGGCAGCACTTCCGGCAGACGTTCCGCATCAACAAGCGGATCATGGAGCGAATCCGCGAGATCGAGAACGTCAGGGTCGCGCTGCTTGACCCTGTGACCGGGGCCAGGGCGCCAGCGACGGTTTGGGGCCAGTACTGCATCATCCCGACGATGAAGGGGAGGCGCGTGGTGAAGCGCACCGACTCGGGCGACGACGCCACGGCCAAGATGTGGATCAACGGCGACGACGTTCCTTCGCAGTCGGAGCAGACCCTGGACAAGCGATCGAGCCCGGCGACGGTCGAGATCATCGACCACGACACCGGGGTGTTCCGCATCGACTGGCGGATCTCGCCATACGGAACGCAGGAGTCGATCATCCCCTGCAACACGACCAAGATCGACGAGGCAACGAAGTTCGAGCCGATCGGGGATTTGAAGTGGCAGGACCACAAGCCGGTCATGCCCGGAGCCGTTCCTGACGGGAAGCCGGATGCCGGTATCGTCCTGGCGAAGAAGATGTACATGCGCGTGTTGCTGTCGGTCGTCCCGGCAGCACCGAACAACCTGCGCCAGTTCCAGAAGGTCGAGGTGTCCGCCGAGGCGGCCGACAAGGTGTTCGTGAACGACGCGCACATTCTGGAAGGGGAAGGCCCGGACCTCGATGTGTTCGTTGCCCCCAGCGAGCTGTCGGCGCGGTTCGGGTGGCAGTACGACGCGACCGGCCTGGACACCATCAAGCGGCTGCTCGGGCTGGAGAGCGACGACCCGAACGAGGCTGGCATCGACGGAGACGACCTCCCAGGGTTCATCGACGTGAACCGCAAGAGCGAAATCGACGCGCACGCGAAGACCGTTGCCGCCGAGTCCCTGCTCGGGTGGGCAGACACGCTCACTGGGCACGTCGCGACCCGCATGATGGACGGCGACAAGTACGTCCTGAAGGGCGGCATCTCGTCGATGTCGGTCGCGGTCGCCCCCTACCCGTCCGGCAAGGTCTCGTCGTCGACGGAGTTCGCTCCGACGGTGCCGATCATCAGCCGCCTCGCTATGCTGCCCGCTGCGGTCCGGCGCGTGGTCCTCGGTCTCGTGTCGGCCCCCAGCATCCGCAAGAAGTAACGACGCATGGCAGGAATCGGCGACTGGCGCGACATCGGCGTGTTTCCCCTGCAGGACCACGGGGAAGGCGTCACCATCGGTCGTCGGCAGCAGATCGCAGGGTGCCGCATCGTCCGCATGGACGACGACGCTACCGGGGACGACCTGCAGGTCTCGATCGGCGTCGAGAACGACATGGGCACGGTCGGGGACATCCACCCCTGGCTCTACTGGCAGACGGCAGACCGCGAGAAGCGCGACACCGGGTCGTGGTCCCAGGTGTTCGCTGCGATGTGCGTCGACTTCCAGTCGAGCGGTGGCGGCCCGACGACGCCCGGTAGCGGCGGGTCCTCGACGCAGGCGTCCGTCCTGCCCATCCGCGGCCTGAACTACAACGGCGACGGCCGCTACAAGCCGAAGGGATCGAGCTGGCCGCGCGGGATGCCCGCGACGGTCAAGGGCCAGCTGCTGCTCGTCGGCGGCATGACCGAGGAGGGGCAGCAGCGCGAGTGGATCATGAACGGCGACCCGCGCATCTGGGCGCCGACCGCGAGCGGTCCGGGCGAGTGCGCGACGCTGGTATGCGACCTGCAGCCGACCCGCGAGGCGTGCATGGACGGCAGCACGATCCCAGGCGTCGGCGGGAGGCACGCGCGAATCAACTCGATCTTCCGCGTGATCGCCATGCCGACCACCGGGAACACGCTGTCGGCGGGCAACGCCGTCGCGCTCAACTACGGGCGCACGTTCGATGGGTTCGCTGGATACGGGATGATCTACGGCGACCTCGCCAGCCGATCGACCGGTCCGACGACGCCGGGAGGCCACAGCGGGCCGACGACGCCGGGATCCGGCGGCGGAAGGACGACGCCGTTCACGGACTCGGCCAACGAGTCCGCCACGAACGGCAAGGCGATCATGGAGTTCGGCCGGTTCTCGCCGAGCCAGACGATCGGCGGCCTCGGCCTGATGTCGAACTCCTGGTCCGGCCCGATCATCGTCGGTGGCGCCAACGACAAGCACATCATCCAGCGGGACCGCGACGGTCACCCGATGATGTCGGCGCACATCAGCACCAACGCCTACTTCTTCCGCGACGAGGACAAGGACGGCCCGTTGCTGTTCGAGGGCAACTACCCGAACCCCAACCCGCTGCCCATGCAGGGCCGCGTCCACCTGTCCTACGACGGCGGGACGCAGCACGCATTCGCGCTTGGCGCTCGGCAGGGGGTCTGGCGCTGGTGGTGCGAGGTGCCATACGTCATCCCGGACCGAGGCACCCCGAACAGTCAGGTTCCTCCGGGCGGTGGTGGCGGCGGTGGTGGTGGTCGAGGCCCGACAACGCCGGGCGGCCCGGGCGGCCCAGGAGCCCCTGGCGGGCCCCCTGGCGGGCCCCCTGGGCCGACGACGCCGGGTGGGCCTGGAGCACCCGGAGGGCAAGGGGCGGGTCCAACCACCCCAGGGGCAGGGGTTCCCGGGGGACCGCCAACGGGAGGCAGTGGACCGGGAGGCCGAGAGAAGGACCCGAACTGGAAGCTCATTCCCTGTGGGCCTCGCATCAAGCCACCGCATGGTTTGGCGGCCCTAGTGCAGCTCTGGAACCCTCCTGTCATCATCGACCCGTGGAAAGACCCCGGGTACCCTGGCCCGCCGCCAAATCCAGGTTACGGCCACGAAATCAGTCCAACCCCTGAGCAGATTCGCAAGATTCGCGAGGACGTCGAGCGAGATCGGCAAAAGCGCGAGAAGGCTCTCCGCGAGCGGCTCGGCGACC